GTAAATTTTAATATTGAGTCCGATGAAGTTATTATTACAGAGGCAACTGATGAGTAAGACTTACCACATATACCTACAAAAGGAATGTTTATTTAAAGATTTGACAGAGTGGGAGTTTAATATTATATGGAGAAGGATATACAAATCATACTTTACAGAAGACTTAACTTTTTCGGAAGTGGTGGAAGAACCGAATGAAACATATATTGATGCATCATATTGACATTTGCTATATAAACTGATATAATTGGATTGATGAAATCTACAAGTTATGGCAAAAGGATTTACAGTAAAAGCAAAATCACCAGTAGCAACACAAGCAAAGAAGGCACCTGAGTGGGACTTTGATAAAGCAAGGCAGATGATTAAGGGTAAAAGCATTGTATTTTGCCTACCAGGAAGAGGAGTATCATATACCTACTTAAAGAATTTCGTACAACTTTGTTTTGATATTGTACAGAATGGTGGACAGATACAGATATCTCAAGACTATTCATCTATGGTAAACTTTGCTAGATGTAAGTGTCTAGGAGCAAATGTTCTTCGTGGTCCTGATCAGTTACCTTGGGATGGTAAACTTAAGTATGATTATCAGTTATGGATTGACTCTGATATTGTCTTTAACACTGAAGCATTCTATAAGTTAATACTATTAGATAAGGATATTGCATCTGGTTGGTATTGTACAGAAGATGGTAGTACTTCATCTGTTGCACACTGGATGGAAGAGGATGATTTCAGAAAGAATGGTGGAGTCATGAATCATGAAACCTTAGAAACTATGTCTAAGCGTAAGAAACCATTTACAGTTGACTATGCTGGATTCGGTTGGTTGCTAATTAAGCATGGTGTATGGGAAAATGAACAGATAAAATATCCTTGGTTTGCACCGAAGATGCAGGTGTTTGAATCAGGCGAAGTGCAAGACATGTGCGGAGAGGATGTTTCTTTCTGTCTTGATGCAATCGAAGCAGGATTTGAAATATGGTGTGATCCTCGTGTTAGGGTTGGACATGAAAAAACACGAATTATATAGAATCATCATTGATGGGAAGGAAGTATTCGAAGCCTTAGGGCAAGGAGAATACTTCGAAAGAATGGAGGACTTGGCACTAGAGTTTTATCAGACAGGTACTCCACATCCCGATAGTATTGTCACTGAAACTTATTTGGAGGAAATCGACTAATGGCAACGACAACAAAAGGGTTAACCGTACAAAAGGTGGTTAACTACGTTAAATCAAAATGGCAGGTATTCGGTGCAGCAACGCTGCTCGTATTCATACTGCAACTCTTAGCAACTAAATTACTGATAGCAGTTCTATTAGGACTCGTAGTAGCAGGACTATTACCATCAGACACCGTTAAGAAGGTAACTAAAAAAGTAACAGCAACTAAAGAATAACATGGCAAAGGCAACCACAGGTGCATGGGGAAGAGAAGAACTCGAATCTACCCCGAAAAAAACTCGTCAAGGAAGAGGCAAACATACAAAGTATGCCGCAACCTCCCGTAACTCGACTCGTAAGAAGTACAGAGGACAGGGCAAATAACCTACGAAGCGTCTCGAAAGAGGCGTTTTTTTGTTTTTCTAAATATTGCTTATAAATAAAACATAATACCTACTGTCATAAATGGCAATAACAAGGATCTCTAGAGGATTTAAGGATATTAGTCTATCTTTTACTCCTCATCCTGTTACTAAAGACTTACCAATATTAAAGAACGGTAATGCGATTTCACGTTCTGTTAGGAACCTAGTGCAAACTATTCCTACTGAACGTTTCTTTAATTCATTACTAGGTTCTGAGGTACGTTCAAGTCTATTTGAGAACTGGGTTGACTTTGGTACTGCAGCAGTCATAGAGGATCAAATCCTTACTACAATTGAAAACTTTGAACCTAGAGTTGAAAATGTAGATGTGCAAGCAGAACCAGAACCTGATAATAATACCTTTTCTGTAACTGTACGTTTTGATGTAGTAGGACAACAACTACCTTCCCAAGAATTTACCTTCTTATTAGAAGCAACGAGATAATATGCCGATTACTAAATTTACTAATCTTGATTTCGATCAAATAAAGACGCAAATTAAGGATTACCTACGTGCCAATTCATCCTTTACGGACTTTGACTTTGAAGGTAGTAACTTCTCTGTTCTGATTGATACGTTAGCATATAATACCTATATTACAGCATTCAACTCTAACATGACTGTTAATGAGTCTTTCTTGGACTCTGCAACCCTCAGAGAGAACGTTGTATCACTTGCAAGGAATATTGGGTATGTACCTCGTTCTCGCTCTGCTGCAAAGGCAGAAATCACATTTAGTGTTAAAATTAATGATACAATAACTTCAACACTAGATTTAGAAGCAGGATTAGTCTGTGTAGGTAATACAAACGACACGAATTACATATTTTCAGTTCCAGAGAAGGTAGTAACAGTCGTTGATGCAAATCAAAATGCGACTTTTAGTAATATTACAGTTTATCAGGGTTCATATCTTCAAAAATCATTCATTGTAGACGGTTCTTTGGATCAAAGATTCATTTTAGATAACCCATATATTGATTCTGCAACAATTGTAGTTAGAATTAGGGATTCTATCAATGATATTTCAGAAGGAAGGCAATATCTTGTTGCAGATAACATTTTAAACATAGATTCTACGTCAGAAATCTATTTAATTCAAGAAATTCAGGATGAAAAGTATGAATTACTCTTTGGAGACGGATTTTTTGGCAAAAAACTTGAAAATGGTAACGTAATTGATGTTTCATACATCATTACAGACGGAAAAGATGGAAATGGAGCATCAAATTTCACATTTTCTGGAAGATTTAGAGATGATCAAGGAAGAGTAGAGGTTCCAACCAATTCTATTACAATTACAACCAATCAGAATGCAATAAATGGTTCTGATATTGAATCTATCAACTCAATTAAGTATTTTGCACCTAGAATTTACTCTTCTCAACACCGTGCAGTGACTGCTCGTGACTATGAAGCAATAATTCAGACAATTTATCCAAATACTGAGTCAGTTTCTGTTGTTGGTGGTGAAGAATTGGATCCTCCACAGTTTGGAAACGTAATTATAAGCATAAAACCAAAAAATGGTGACTATATTTCTGATTTTGATAGAACTAATATCCTTTCAAAATTAAAACAGTATTCACTTTCGGGTATTAATCAACAAATCATTGATTTGAAGGTGCTTTTTGTTGAAATTAACTCCGCAGTTTACTATAATACCTCCCAAGTAACAAATATTAACGATTTAAAGAGTCGAATTACAAATACTTTGACTACATTTAGAGAATCTAACATTAATAAGTTTGGTGGAAGGTTCAAATATAGTAAAATTTGCCAAACAATTGACAATGTTGACGATGCAGTAACATCAAACATCACTAAAGTCATCATTAGAAGAAATTTAAAAGCACTTATTAACCAATTTGCACAGTATGAACTATGTTATGGTAATAAATTCCATATAAATCCAGAAGGATTTAACATTAAGAGTACAGGATTTAAGATTGCTGGTAGTAATGACATCTATTACTTCACTGATGTACCAAAAACTGATACTACAGGTACTATTTCTATAGTAAAAGATGCTGCAGAAGAAGGAAATTACGCTGTAATTGTTAAATCTGCTGGTACAGTTGATTATGCGAAGGGAGAAGTCATCATTAATACTGTTAATATTACATCAACAGTAGAACCAAACAATATTGTTGAGATACAGGCAATTCCTGAGTCTAATGATGTGATTGGATTATCGGATTTATACCTAGATTTTTCCGTTTCTAAAAGCACAATAAATATGGTTAAAGATACCATTACTTCGGGTGAACAAATATCTGGTATTGGGTATAAGACAACTTCCAGCTACTTAAATGGAGAACTTAAGAGGATATAAAGGATGATACAAACTGGGTTTGAAAAGAGAGTATCTGTTCAACAGATAATAGAGAATCAACTGCCTGAATTTGTACTAACTGAAAGTCCAAAGACTGTAGATTTTTTAAAGCAATATTACATTTCACAGGAGCATCAAGGTGGTGCTGCTGATATTGCTGTTAATTTAGATCAGTATTTAAAGGTAGATAACCTCACTCCAGAGGTAATTTCAGGTGAAACAACACTATATTCCGATATTACTGCCTCTGATGATACTGTTCAGGTATATTCTACAAAAGGATTCCCGAATGAGTATGGTTTATTTAAGATTAATAATGAAGTTTTTACATATACTGGAGTAACAACTAACACTTTTACTGGTGTAGTACGTGGTTTTAGTGGAATTACAAGTTATAGGACTGATTTAGACGCAGAAGAACTTCTTTTTAATGATAGTAGTGCTGAAACTCATGATGCTAGTACTAAGGTTCAAAACTTAAGTGCACTATTTTTAAAGGATTTTTATAGAAAACTAAAGATAACTCTTACACCAGGACTTGAAGATGTTGATTTTCAAGAAAAACTTGATGTTAATAACTTTATTAAAGAAGCAAAAAGTTTATATCAAGCAAAAGGTACTGAAGAATCATTCAGAATCTTATTCAATGCACTATATGGTGTAGAACCAACTGTTGTTGATTTAGAACAATACCTACCAAAACCCTCCTCGGCAGAGTTTTTAAGAAGAGAATTATTAGTTGCTGAAAGAATTTCTGGAAATCCTGCTAATTTAGTTGGACAGACTATTCGAAAATCAACAGATTCTGCTACTCAAGGTGCTGTTTCTGAGGTTGAAGTCTTTACTAGATCTGGAATTAGTACATATTATAAGATTGGATTATTTGTTGGTTATAGTGATAATGCATTAATCGAAGGTACATTCGAAGTACAACCAAAAACTAAGGTAATTAATCCAGTTTCTATATCAGATTCTATTATTACTGTTGATTCTACCATTGGATTTGGTGCAACTGGAACATTAGTCTCTGGTAAAAACATTATTACATATACTAGTAAGAGTGTTAATCAGTTTTTAGGGTGTGATGGTATAACTGTCGGTATTGGTACAGCAGATGAAATAAGAACTAATGAAGTTTATGTTGGATATGAGGATGGTGATTTAACGAAGAAAGTAGAAATACGTCTTGGTGGTGTTTTATCTGAGTTTCAAGTTACTCAAGATGTTTTAGATACATCTGAAGAGCAAATTCTATATGTAAATCATGTAGGTGAGAAAATAGAATTACCAGAAATTAGTCCTACTGATAAACAATTATTCGCTAATTCTTGGATTTATAACACTAGTTGTAGATTTGATGTTGAGGATATTAATACTGGTTCATCAACAATTACATTAAAATCAGAAATTGACAAAACACAATTAAAAGTAGGTGATAGTATTGATATTTTATTGGGTGATACGAATAATATAGCACTTACTAACGCAACTGTTGGTTCAATTAATAAGAGTCTTAAACAGGTTCAGTTGAATAATATGACTGGATTTAGCTATAGTACCCTTCAAACATATACTATTAGGAGAAGATTAAATACTGCAACTAGTTCTGGAACATCTATTAATTATGGACAGAATAAAGTTACTTCAGATATTCAGAATGTCTATAATGAGAATGATGAGTCATTTTATGTTGCTTCAAACTCTTTACCATCATATGATATAACAAAATCAACTATTAAGTATGAAATTTCTACTGGAACTCCAGATGCATTAGATGGTTATAATAGTATAATAGAACAGTATCAAATTATTTCCTTTACTGAACCTACACTAGATTTTATTACAGGAGATAAGGTTGTTTATAAAGCAGAAACTACTCCTTTAAAGGGACTAGAAGAGGGTGAATATTATGTTGAGGTATTAAATGGTGGTAAGATTAAATTATACGAATCTAGGGGTTTAATTGAAACTAATGGTTCAATAGTTGATGGGACTGTAGTTAATAATGCTAGAGGATTTCTTGCTGATGGAACAAATAATCATAGTTTCATTTTAGCAAGTCAATCTGACGATTCTATACATCCACAAAAACTTCTTAGAAAATTCCATCATTCTCAAGATATTAAAACAGGAGATGGAACTAAAACTACTACTGGTTCTCTTGGGATGTTGATTAATGGTGTTGAAATTATTAGTTCCAGATCATTAGATAAAGTTTACTATGGTCCTTTAGATAATATTACTGTTTATAATAATGGAACTGATTATGATGTTATTAATCCACCAGATATTGTAATCGCTGCAGGATTGGGAAGAACTGCTCTTGCTCGTCCAGTTGTAGAAGGTAGTGTTAAAGACGTTTTGGTGGATCCTCAAGATTTTGACGTAGTTGATGTTAAGTCTGCCACTATATCTGGTGGAAATGGTTCTGGAGCAGTCCTAGAACCGATGGTAGGTGTCAGACAACGTGAAGTAAGGTTTGACAGTCGTGACGATGTTGCTGGAGGTGGTGTAAGTTTATCTCTCGATACAATTACATTTGTACAAGATCATAATTTTGTTAATGGTGAAGCTATTGTATATGATAATAATGGAAATGCAGGATTAGGTTCATTTATCCATAATGCAGTTTACTATCCAGAAGTTATTAGTAATACTGCAATTAAATTATATCCAACTAAAGAAGATGCTAATAATCAGACATTTGCTTTAGATTTTAATAGTATAAGTGGTGGGCAAGGTATTCATAAGTTTAGAAAGTCTGAATTTACTAAAACATTAAGAAAAATAAGAGTCATTGATGGTGGTTCTGGTTATACTAATAGAAAATTAATTGTTGATCCAGTCGGTATCAATACTGTAACTAATACTATTACCTTTAATAATCATGGATTTAATAGTGGAGATAAAATTGTTTATTCTGCTGATACTGCAGAGATAGAAGGATTATCATCATCAAATCAGTATCAAATTATTAAAGTAGATAATCATTCGTTTAAACTTACAAATGCAGGTGTTGGAGGAACAATAACAAGTAATTATGAAAGAGGAAATTATGTTGGTTTGGGATCTACTGGTGTTGGATATCAAAATTTTGCCTATCCTGATGTTGTTTTAACTGTTAATGCAACAATTGCTGGTGTTGGAACTGCTACACAATCAGTAGGAGTTATAACTGCAACACCTATAGTAAGAGGTGAAATTATCGATGCTTATCTTTATGATAAAGGTACTGGATATGGTTCATCTATTATAAACTTTGATAAGAGTCCAGTTGTAAAAATAAAATCTGGTAAAGATGCTGAATTTAAACCAATAATAATTGGTGGTAAGGTTGATCAGGTAGTTGTACAATATTCTGGTGTTGAATATACATCTCCTCCAGATTTAACATTTATTGGTATTGGTTCTGGTGTTGGTGCTAAAGCAAGGGCAATTGTAGAAAATGGAAAAGTAACTAATGTTTCTATTATCAATCCAGGTGTTAATTATAGTGAAAATACAGGAGTAGCAGGAACAGCAGTTGGACGTAATGCATTTATTGAAGCAGATATAAGAGAATTAACCGTAAATAACCACAAACGATTTGGTAACGAAATACTAGTCGATAACATAAGTGGATTGCAGTATGGGTATGTTGGACATTCTACAGAAACTGGTAGTCTATTAGGTGATAAATTAGATACTCATTCACCAATTATAGGATGGGCATATGATGGAAATCCAATTTACGGTCCTAATGGATATTCTGATCCAGAAGATGCTAACTCATCTGTAAAATATGTAAATACTGGATATGTTTTATCAAGTTCTGATGTTGTAGATAGACCTCCATTTAAAATGGATGGAACATCATTTGATCAAGGATTCTTTATTGAAGATTATAAATTTGATAATTCTGGTGATTTGGATGTACATAATGGAAGATATACAAAAACTCCAGAATATCCAAATGGGGTATATGCATACTTTGCTGGAATAACCACTGTAAGTAGAGAAGCGAAATATCCTTACTTTATTGGTGATTCTTATAGATCTAAATTAATCGAACAAGGTATTGATCAAAGTTTTGATTTCAATAACTCAGAATTAATTAGAAATACTCTTCCATATAAATCTGAAGATTTAACTGCTGATAATGATTTCATTACAGAACCTTATGAAATAGTACAACAAAGAACAATTGTTGATGCTATAAGTAAAGGAAGTGTTGATTCTTTCAACATTAATCAATCTGGTGATGGATATGCTGTTGATGATATTTTAGTATTTGATAATGGAGGAACAGATGGTGGTGGATTAAATGCTTATGTTTCTGCAGTTGAGGGAAGATATATTAGAAGTGTTGATACTGAGATTACTACATATCAAGATTCAATATTGGTTTGGGATAATTCAAATCA